CTGACATCTCCCGGAATGTCTCCATTCCGGTAGGCGCATATCTTACGCCGAATATGCGCCGAAAAGGTAGCAGGAAACAGTTGACCGAACTCACACCGAGCTCTCCTGTCCCACTCTCGAATTGTACGAATTCGAGTGTGAGTGGACAAGACTCCCCCAAGACAACCGTCTTGAGGCTTGGGCCAAGACTGCTTTCCCACGCTGACATCGTTTGGCCGTGTCTTTTGGAACCTCCCACCAGTTGCGAGATAAGAAGTATTAGCACATACAGCGCTGTATGTGTTAACCTCTCTATTGGTGAGGAAGTCGTCGTCAATCACTCTGTCATCCGTAGAGACGGCTTTAGCGCTAAGCCACTCACTGATGATCTTCGACGACTTCTTGTGTTCCCGCCGATTGGCAGGAACCGCAGGGACCGACAAGACACGGATATACTTCTGGGGGTCATGACTACCCTTATGACCAGGATTCTCACACAGATACAGCTCCTTCAAGGCTTCGCGGCACCACTTGGGTACGCGGAGCCGGCCCTTGCAGGGGTGGCCAAGGCCACCAAGCCAGGAAGGAAGCTCGGCTGGTCTGTGCTTCTTCGACGCAACGAGCCGTTGCTTCTTGTAAAGTGTGCGGGCACACCTTGCAAGGCGGTTAAACGAAGAAGGGTCCACAGAATCCTGAGTCATGACCCCATTACCATTCCGGACAAACTCTTTGAGAGAAGGTGGTCTGAAACTGACCACTCCGCCGCTGCCACTGTCAAGCAGCGCGTAAGCTTCGCAGAACACGAAGCCAATACGAGAGCGAAACGACTTCTTCTCATGGAGTTTGCTTCCTACCGCAGAGGCTCTCTGCGAATAGGAAGAGACGTTCCCTGGATTAGTGATAGCCGCAAGATCATCTCCGCAGATGATTCGATGCGGACCCAGTCTATCACTCATCCAGTGATTGAGGAGGCTAAGAATCGAGAACGAGCAAGGAGTTCCCATAAGAGAACCTCGAGTCTTAGGCACCTGCACGCAGGCTTCTCCCTCCACCTCAATCACGGGGTAACGTCTTCGCGCCCCTGCTGCTGCTTCCGGCAACATGTCCGAGAGACGGTATTGAACAAGATGCGGTTTATCGCCAACTCCAAGGGACTCTTGAAGTTCTGGCACCAAGTGCGCTGGGAAGCCGGCACGCTTGAGGCCTTGGATGACTGCGATAATTGCATCATGTCCGAACCCGTCCGTCGCACAGGTAAGGTCTGCCGAGAGGAAGACCTTACTAGCATGCTGGCCCCCACTAAGTCTTTGGAGAATTGCCTCTTCCGTATGCGGCGCATAAGGAAGGATCTGTGGCACTCTCTTCAGCAAAGTAGGCCAGAGGACCTGTCGACAAAGGTCCCCACGTGCGAAGCTAGCAGCAGGTGGAACGGTAATGACACGTGCCTTCATCCCGAGTTCCGCGATTACAGACGCGACATGAACCACCTCTTTCCCTACGGAGTCGCGCAAGAGCTTGCTAGTTGCATAACAAGCGTTGCGTTCCGCACTTACAACAGTGGGATAGATATGGAACTTGTCGCCACGCAATCGTGTACCCAGTCTACGCTCAAAGTCGGCCGCAAGTTTGGATTTCTCAACCTCTCCACTGGAGCCGGGGCCTCCGCCTCGCGCGCGTCCAGCCGCAACCTCCCGCCAAGCAGGCTTGGCGAGGGATTGGACAACATGGTTGTATCCACCCAGCTTGCGACCAGCTTCGACCGTAGCGGCAGACGAAGAAGGCACAGTCCAGAAGTATTTTCTTGGGAACTGACCGCGCAGCAGTGTGTAGACGTGATGCTTGATATCCTCCAGGAGACGAGGAGGAGTCACGTGTCTGCTACGCAGTGTTTCGTAATGGGCCGTTACGGCCTCTCTCTGAACCGACTCAGGTGCGCTTGGAAGAGCGCGCGCAAGCCTGCTGAAGGCAAGCTTGCCCTTTACTGTGAGTCGGCGATCAAGCCAAGAGAGAAGCCGCTTGGGAAATCGATGACAAGCTGGAAGTGTGGCGGATCGCTGCTCGAGAGCAGACGACCTGAGTTCGCCACAGAGATCCTTCAGATCTCCCGCAGTCGCCAACCACCCATGGTGATTGACCGCGCGCGAGAGCCACTTCCTGATTTCCCAAGAACCCATTCTAGTTCCCAAACCAGACGATATCAGCGCGCACCAGAGGCCCTTCCACAGGCCAATGGTGTGCTTACCACCCTTTCGACGACTAGGGACACGAGTGCGAGGTCTGCGAGCACCAGCAACTTTCGAAGTTGGTCTTACAGTTCTTTCACCCGAATGACCCTTAACCGTCACAAACGGGAACGACGCTAGCCGTACCCGCATGATCTTGTCAAAG